TGCTCATCCAGATCCGCAACGCCATTGACAACAATGGTAAGCGTATCCGTTTGACTCCTACCAAGTTGGTGTTGAGCCCTAGCAACGTGTTCCAAGGTGAAGTACTGTTGAAATCTGTCCTGCGTGCAGGTACTGGTAACAACGACATCAACCCGATCAACTCGATGGGCATGATCGACGGCGGCCAAGCTAACTTGTCACGTTTGACTTCAACTACCGCTTGGTGGGTGCAGACAGACGCTAAAGTCGGCTTGCAGTTGATGATGCGTCGTAAGCTTGAAAAGAGCATGGAAGGTGATTTTGAAACCGACTCTATGCGCTATAAAGCAACCGAGCGTTACATTCCAGGTTGGACTGACTGGCGTACTGTTTACGGTACAGCAGGTCTGTAATCAAGGAAGGGGGCCTTTGGTCCCCTTCTTTTCATTTTTTTAATTTGTCAAGCTTTTCAAGGAGAAGACACCATGCCTCAATATTCAGACGACCTATTCTTAGGCGCAGCACAAACATACATGGGTACCGGAAACTACGGTATCACTTCAACTTTTACTGGCAGCATGTCTGGCACGACTTTGACGGTCACCGCCATGCTTTCAGGCGACCCCCTTGTTGTGGGTCAATACGTTGATGGATCTAGTGTCACCAATGGCACTTACATTACGGCCTTCGTGTCTGGCAACGGCACCACAGGTACCTATACCATCAACCAATCGGTGACTGCTTCCAGCACCACCATGTACGCTAACGGAAACGCCCTTCTCCAAGATCCTTCAGCCATGGATCTGGGCATCGGTCCTTTGGGCCGTATCTTCGTGTGGGATGTCATTCCTCAAGCTGCAGTGACAAACAACGTGGCAGCTTCACAAGCAGCGACAACAGCCAACCAAGCATTGACATTGACTGCGGGCACTTCTGCCAAGTCGACTACAACTGCAGGCGGCGTAGCAGTGATTCAGCTTGATGTGCCTCGCGCAATAAAAGTAAACTGCTCAACAACTGCTCGTGCATTTACTGTGTCAGGCTACGACTACTATGGTCAAGCCATGAGCGAGATTATTACTGTGGCGGTTGCTGGTACTGCAGTGACAGGTAAAAAAGCTTTTTACCAAGTTAGTGGTGCCACAATTGCTGGTTCTGCAACTGCTTGCGTGATCGGTACAAGTGATAAGTTAGGTATTCCTGTTCGCGTGACTAACGTGGCATACGTTGCAAGTGTCAAGAGTAATGATACATTGGCGCAAGATGCTGGTACGTTTGTAGCAGCTGATACAGCAACTGCAACAACAAGCACAGGCGACGTTCGAGGAACTTATGCTCCTGCTACGGCTTCTGACGGTCTTGTTCGCACTGTGATGGGTATATTGCTGCCAGGCATAGCCGTTGGTCCTAACTCAACCCGCGTTGGCGCTCTTGGCGTAACTCAGGCCTAATTAACCAGGGGGCTTCGGCCCCCACTCTTAATAGGAGATTGATATGGCCGACGCAGTTACAAGCCAAACGCTTATGGACGGTGAGCGTTTAGCCGTTATGAAGTTCACCAACATCAGTGACGGCACTGGTGAAACAGCCGTGACGAAGGTCACAGTGTCTGCACTTAACCCCAATAGCTGGGGTAAAGCCTGCACTGGTGTTACCGTTACAAAGATCATGTCCGTATGTCATGGCATGGAAGTGCGCATGTATTGGGACGCCTCAACGGATGTTCCTTTTTTCCTGTCTACAGTCAACACTAACTACGAGAATGACTTCTCAAGTTTTGGTGGCATTGCAAACAACGCAGGTACAGGCAAAAATGGAAACATTGTTTTCAGCACCGCAGATCAGACTAATGGTGATACCTACACCGTTGTTCTTGAGATGGTCAAATCGTATGCGGCATAACCATGTCTAATATAAAGATCACGGACTTACCCTCAGGCACTACGCTTGTTGGCACCGAGCTTTTTGAGTCGGTCCAATCGGCCTCCTCTGTCAAACTCACCTCAGACCTGATCAAGGCTTTTGCTAACTCTGCGCCAACCCTGTTGGTCGAGACAGCAAACACCAATACACCGGCCACTGCTGCAACTCTTTCACATCAGACTTCAGCAACAGCCTCTGCAGGTATTGGAACCCGTCTTGCTTTTCAGTGCGAGACTTCAGCCAGTAACGTTGAGATTGGGGCCTTGCTTTCTGCAGTGACCACAAACGTGGGTTCAGGAACAGAAGCTTTTGATCTTCAAGTCTTGTTGATGGCTGCAGGAGCTGCTGCAACTATGGTTGCAAAGTTTAGCAGTGCCGGCAATTTCAGTATCACTGGCAATGCCATCAATATTCCCACGATCAAGACTCCTGCTACTGCAGCTGATTCTGGTACCAAGGGTGATATTTGCTGGGACACAAGCTACATCTACGTCTGCGTTGCAACAAATACGTGGAAACGTACAGCGATCACAACATGGTAAACGATCACAAATTTGGAAAAGGCGGAGGCACTTTGTTTGTAGCAAAGGGCGGAGCTGTCTGGGCTCGCAAAGAAGGACAAAATCCTAAAGGCGGCTTGAACCAAAAAGGTCGAGATGCTTACAACAGACAAACCGGCGGTGATCTAAAGCCTCCGGTCTCTGCTAAGCAAGCAGCAAAGAGCCCCACAGCAGCTGGACGTCGCGACAGTTTTTGCGCGCGAATGTCTGGCATGCCGGGTCCAATGAAAGACGACAAAGGCAGACCTACCAGGAAAGCCCTTGCCCTCAACAAATGGGACTGCTAGTATGATGGGAAAGAAAATGGCCTTCGCAAAAGGAGGCAAAGTAAAAGCACCTTGGGATAAGCCAAGGCCAAAGGATCTGCCAAAGCCCAAAAAACTATCGTCTGCTGCAAAAGCCGGCGCCAAGGCAGCAGCGGAAGCAGCCGGACGCCCCTATCCCAACCTTGTCGACAATATGCGGGCAGCCGCGAAAAGGAAATAATATGGGAAAAAATATTCAATACGGGGAATTTACGTTCCCGGCTTCAACAGCTAGGCCATCGGCTCGTCCAGTATCGACTGCAAGGTCAACAAAAGGCATCCCAAAGGCCATGTACGATGCACCGCATGCCATGAAAGATGGTGGATACGCCAAAGGCGGTCAGAAAATGACTGCAAAACGCGAACCAGAAGCCATGGTCCGCAAGGAAGTAGCTCTTTTGCGCAAGTCTGGTGCCCCAAAAGCCCTGATAAGTCACGAAGTGCGTGAAATGTCTGGTGAAATGGACACTCCGGCCACAAAACGGGCTGAAGTGGGCATGATGCGCAAGGCAAAAGCACCTCTGACCATGATCAAAGAAGAGATGATGGAGCCAACTGGCATGAAAAGGGGCGGAAAAACAGGTTGTTATGCTGAAGGCGGCCAATTTGCAGCAGAAGCCCGTCCAAAGATGGCAGCCGAGGGCAAAGCCTTGAACAAGATGTCCAAGAAGTTTGGTACTGAGACCCAAAAGTACGCAAAAGGCGGCGGCGTTGAGGCAAAGTTGGAAAAACATGCCAATATGCCTGCTGCCAAGGCTCACGGTCCAGGAGCAGGCAACAAGCTGGCAAAAGGCGGCGTGCCAACGTTCTCAAAAGTTCCAAAATTTGGACAAATGAAGTAAAATAAAAGCAATCCCCCGGGTTTGCCACTGACGGCAAGCCGAAACTTAACAAATAGGAGCAGACCCGGTGGCAGTTTCAGGTACAGTCAGCACGACAGTTTTCAATACGCGTAAGGTCATTGACCACGCGTATCGTCGTTGCCGTATTCCTGCCGAAGGCATCTCGTCTGAGCAAATCAGCTTTGCTCTAGACACTCTTTATCTTATCTTGAGCATGCTAGCCAATCGCGGCTTGCAGCTTTGGTGCATTGAGAGTTATTTGATGCCTCTCTATCAAGCGCAAGGGCTGATCACGCTGCCTAACGGAGTTGTTGACATCCTTAACACCAACTTGCGCACGATCGGAGTTGTGAATGAGAATACGAACAACACAACAAGCTCAACCACTTACACAACCGTCTTTCCAACTGACACGCAAGTAACGACAGTTGGGATTGAGTGGTCAGGGGCCTCAACAAGCTATGCGTTGGAAACATCTACAAATGGTACCACCTGGCTCACCGTTGCAACCGAGGACAACCCAAATGCCACAGCCAATGTGGTAACATGGGTAGACATTCAAGGTTCCCTAGCGACCTCCTATTTTAGAGTGAGAGCTACATCAGGAACGTTGAATCAAACACAGGTGATACTGGCAAACACGCCAAACGAGATCCCTATGGCTCGCTTGAACCGCGACGATTACGTCAACTTGCCGAATAAGGCATTTGAAGGCCGTCCGCTGCAGTTCTGGGTTGATCGTTTGCTTAATGCCCCTGTGCTGTACTTGTGGCCGGTTCCATCAGCTCAATTTGTCACTGCCCAAGTGGTTGTGTGGGTTAAGCGCTACATCATGGACGTTGGCACGATGACCCAAGAGATTGAGATTCCGCAGCGCTGGTATGACGCCATCGTCTATGTGCTTGCTTCAAGATTGGCTGAAGAGACTCCAAGCGTGGATCCTCAGATGATTGCTATCTTGGATCAGAAGGCTCAACGTTCGCTGCTTGAGGCAGAAAACGAAGAACGCGATGATTCTCCAATCTACCTGACTCCAAACATTGCGGTGTACACACGATGAGCATCTGGCTTGATACCCGCGGACGCAGCACATTAGGCATTGGCCTGTGTGCCCGTTGCAGCCGCAAGATGAGCCTTGACGAGCTGTTCTCCGATCCAAACTCACCCGGGCTGAGAGTATGCCGCGAAGACTTAGATCAACTAGATCCTTACCGCTTGCCTCCTCGTCAGCCTGACACTATCACCTTGCCATTTGTGAGGCCTGATTTGCCACTCAGTACCAGCCCAGCGGGTATCGTTACTGAAGATGACAACAGCTTCATTCTCGGCCAAAATGACGAGTACATGATACCATGAGCGCACCATCAAACCTTGTACCTACCTCGATAACGCAGCTGCCTGTCGCTCCGTATCCGACTTCGTCGGCGACAATGATCTGCGTTATTCAGGGCGTCACCTACCAGATTCCTTTCCTGGATCTGCAATCGACGGTCTCTGTACCAGCATCTCGCGAGATTAACACAGGCGGCGGACTCCAAGGCGGCGGGGATCTTTCCCAAAACCGCACCTTGAGCATTGCCACAGGCGGCGTGACCAACAGCAAGCTTGCTGACAATGGCGTCACGGCCGGTACGTATGGTTCTGGCTCATTGATTCCAGTAGTCACAGTAGATGCTAAGGGCCTGGTCACGAGTGTCTCTACGACAGCCCTAGTCATCTCTGGATATGTTCCTGATACCCGCCAGATCATTGCGGGAACCGGTTTGACCGGGGGCGGTAACTTGCAGGCCAATCGGACCATATCGATGGTCTTTTCAACAACTACGCCAACTGCCTTGGGGACTGCCGCTGTTGGCACCCAAAACAATGCTGCTCAAGGTGACCACGTTCACCCGGCCCTTAATTTTGCCAACTCGACAGAATATACCGGCCTGCTGCCACTAACAAATGGTGGTACAGGAAAGCAGATCAATAGCCTGACTGCTGGTGCGGTTTGGTACACCGACGGCAGCAGCGGTTTTTTGCAATCTGTTCAGGGTTCCAGCGGCCAAGTCTTGGTCTCAGGTGGAGCTTCTGCTCCAACTTGGGGCTCTGCTCTGGTCGTAGCTGCCCAACCTGCAAATTATGTATATGCCGGCCCAGCATCAGGACCAAATGCTACAACGGCTTTTCGCTTGCTTGTAAACGCCGACATTCCTGGTACCCTGACTGGCAAGGCCATGAGCGGGGCAGCGAACACGTTTAGCAACATTCCAAATGTCGCGCTAGACAATTATTCGGTTACTTTTAACGGCACAACTGTTGCTCTAGGAGCCTCTGGAACGATTACAGCTACAGCAACTAATGCCTTGACAATTGGAACGGGCTTGTCTGGTACAAGCTACAACGGCTCAACAGCCGTGACTATTGCAATTGACTCAACTGTAGCAACGCTGGCAGGTTCTCAAACGCTGACCAACAAGACCATCAGCGGCAGCAGCAACACGCTAAGCAATATTGCAAATGCCTCGTTGACGAATAGCTCGGTCACGGTGGGCACTACAGCAATTGCCCTAGGCGCAGCAAGCCTTACTTTAGGTGGCCTGACTTCAGTTGCTGTGACGCAAGATCCAACGTCGGCCCTGCAATTAGCCACTAAGCAGTATGTGGATTCTGTGGCTCAAGGGTTAGACCCCAAGGCATCTTGTGTGGCGGCAACAACGGCGAACATTACGTTGTCTGGAACCCAAACCATTGATGGCGTAGCACTGATTGCTGGAGACAGGTGTTTGGTTAAAGATCAGACATTGAGTCAAAACAACGGAATTTATTTGGTTGCGGCAGGTGCTTGGACTCGTGCAACTGATATGGACACATGGGCTGAAGTTCCAGGGGCGTTCACCTTCATCGAGCAAGGAACCGTATACGCCGACACTGGTTGGGTTTGTACTTCCAATGCAGGCGGCACTTTAGGCACAACCCCCATCACTTGGGTTCAATTTGCTGGCGTAGGCTCTTACACAGCAGGTACTGGACTGACCCTTACGGGAACGCAGTTTAGCATCACCAATACGGCAGTCGCTGCAGGAGCCTACGGATCTGCAACTCAAGTCGGCACGTTTACAGTAAATGCCCAAGGCCAGTTGACCTTGGCTGCCAACACTACGGTCACCCCAGCTGTTGGTTCAATTACCGGCTTGGGTACGGGGGTTGCTACGGCTTTGGCCGTCAACACCGGATCAGCCGGCGCCTTTGTGCTCTTCAACGGAGCACTTGGTACGCCATCAAGCGGTACGCTAACCAACGTCACTGGCTTGCCCTTGACGACTGGCGTGACAGGAACCCTGCCAATTGCAAACGGCGGTACAAATGCCACAACCACTCCAACATCTGGAGCAGTGGCTTACGGTACTGGGACGGCTTATGGCTTCAGCGCGGCTGGAACATCTGGCTACTTTTTAATATCAGGGGGTACCGGTTCACCCACCTGGACTGACACAATCCCCGGAGGAACTTACGCATGACCACTATCCTGATCAAGAAAAAGGACACTGCTGGAGCACCAGCTCCTGGTGACCTGACCAACGCAGCCGGCGGTGCTGAAATTGCCGTCAACACGGCTACCAAGCGCATCTACACAAAAGACAGCGGCGGCACAGTTGTCGAGGTCGGTACAAACCCAAGCGCCCTGACAACCAACTTGCTGTTTAGCCCAGACGCAACTTATGATATTGGAGCCTCTGGAGCCAGCCGTCCTCGTAACCTGTTTTTATCTGGAGCTGCAACTTTAGGGACAGCCCTGACTGTTCCAAACGGCGGCACAGGCCAGACAACTTTGGCTACAGGCGCTCTTGGGTATGGTCAAGGAACAAGCGCCCACGCTTCTTTATCAATTGGTACAGCAGGTCAAGTTTTGACTGTAAATAGTGGCGCAACGGCCCCTCAGTGGTCTACATTGTCTGGCGTGGCGGTCACAACTTTCTCTGCGGGTACGACTGGTTTTACACCATCTAGCGCAACCTCTGGCGCAGTCACATTGGCTGGCACATTGGCAACCACGAACGGTGGCACAGGATTAACATCATTCACATCAGGCGGTGTGGTTTACGCATCTAGTTCTAGTGTGTTGGCTACTGGCTCTGCGCTTACTTTTGATGGGACTAACTTAATTCTTGGTGCGGCTAATCCTTTATTTCAAGGTTCATCTTCTACTGGTTCTGCTGCAATATCTAACAATAGTGCTGGTGCATACATTCGGTTATATGGTAGTGCTCATGCAACAAGGGCAAATTACACAGACTTTATTAATGGCTCAAGCACTTCTACTTTTGATAGTGCGGGTAACTTGGGTATTGGTCGCACACCAACAGCCGCTGGCACTTATCGGATACTCGAACTGGACGGCGCAACGGGTGGATATGTTCGCTTATATGCGGCTGGCACACAGTCTGGATATTGGTATTCTTCTGCGGTAGAGTCAGGCATTGGCTCAAAAACATCTGCGCCTTTTTTGTTTTACACCAACGACGCAGAACGTGGTCGTTTTTCAACCGCAGGAAATTTTTCAGTTGGCGCTACAGGTTCGGTGGCAACAATAAGCGCGTATAGCGCAGGCAAAGGCACTTTGGGTGGGATTGACACATCTGCTTCTGCCGCAGGCGTTGGTGCAACGCTTGACCTTGGCGGCAACTATCGCACAACAGGTGATTACCAACCATTTGTTCGCATTGCCGCAGAAAAAACCAATGCAACCAATGGTGACTATGGCTACAACATGGGGTTCTATGTAACCTCATATCCAAACTCTACGTTTGGCGTAAAGGCAATCACGATTACTTCAACGGGTATTGTTTCCATCAACCCCGTTGGTGGAGGCAGTGGAAATAAATTAGCCATATACGGCGGCGGCACGGGGCAATTGGGCGCTCTTCAGATTTCTGACGGTGATATTAATACTGCTACAAACTATTGGAACATTGGTCGAGACAATTCCTTAACTGGCGAATTTACGTTTGCGTTGAATACCAATATTTTTTGGAGGATGACTACATCGGGCGAATGGAAGCGCACCTTAACTGGTGACCTGAATGCAATCAGAATTTATGGCAGTTACACCGGCACCCCTGAACTGGTTGCAATTGGTCAATCTTCTTCTGATGGCTTTATGCAAATTTGGGATGCATCTCGCGCTACTAGCACCCGCCTTCAAGGGTATGCATCAGGCGTTTCATACTTTGCTGGCTCCAACGGATTCGGTGGCACGACAACTAGCGCGTCCTACCCAATTTCCGTATCTCAAGGCGTTCCGACTGGTTCTGGTGGCAATGCTCGAATCAAAATTGGTAACCACATCATCCAAGGTACGGCAAACGACGACCTTTTCTTCTACGGTTACAACGGTAACACCACTGGCGCTTTGATGTATGCAGGTGGCTACTACACATTCTCTGCAAGAAGCATCAAGAGCAACATCCAAAAATTGCAAGGCGCTCTTGCAGATGTAATGAAGTTGAATGGGTACACCTACGACATCACTGCAACTGGTCGACCATCAATTGGAACTATGGCTGACGAGGTCGCGGCTGTGTACCCAGACCTTGTAACCTTCGAGAAGGATGACCCAACAAAAGAAGCAATTGCTGTTGACTACGCAAGTCTTTGTGCTGTTTTGATTGAAGCGGTCAAAGAATTGAAAAACGAATTTGATGCCTACAAAGCATCTCACGCTTAACGAAAGGAAAAATCATGTCTGCAACCATTACATGGACAATTCAAAAAATGTCTTGCTACCCTCAAGCCGAGGGTCAAACTGACGTTGTGTTTCAAGTTTTTTGGCAGTGTCTAGGGGTTCAAACAACCGATGACATTCTGTATAAGGGCGTCAACTCACAAGTCACAGACGTTACTTACACGGCTGGAACTCCATACACTCCCTACGACCAATTGACGCAAGCGCAAGTTTTGGGCTGGGTCTGGCAAGATGTTGACCAAGCCGTCATTGAAGCCAATGTGCAAGCGCAGATTGACGCTCAAATTGTTCCACCAGTGTTGAACCTCCCACTGCCTTGGGCAACGCTTACGGCATAATGTTTTGGGGAAGCCATCACCCCATTTTGATGGCAACTTTTGGAGAAAACAATGGACGAAGTCACACTAAAAACCGACTTGGTGAACGCAATTTTGCAGTATTTGGGAAACCAAAAATTTGTTGAGGTTGCCCAGCTGATTCAAGCAATTCAGCAGGCTGCTACAGAACAAGCGCCTAAAGCCGCACCTGTTGAAAAGGTTGTAGCTGAGGCAGTTAATTGAAAGAGTGAATATGAGCGCAGACATCGATTTAGTGGAGTATGGTTCACTCCTGCAAAAAGTTCAAGACCTTGACAAGAAGGTTGACAAACTTGAAGCAGGAATGGACGAACTTTTGGCCCTTGCAAACAAGGGTCGTGGCGGCTTTTGGGCTGGCATGATGATCGTGTCTGCGGTCTCTTCTGCTGTCGGTTACGTTTCACACTGGTTTCACGGAGCTAAGTGATGAGTGACGAAAAGATTCAGGCAATGGAGACTAAGGGCCAGTTGATCGAGAAGATTACCTTTGCTCTTCTCCCTCTATTATTTTCCTGCGTTGTCTACTTGATGAGTGCCTTGTCAAACTTGGCGCATGAGGTGACCATCCTCAACAGCAAAATTTCGCTTGTTGTCACTTCGGACAACAAACAAGCCTCAAATACTGGGGCTGAACTAGCCCGTGAAAAACTGCGTCAAGACCTTGAAAAAGAGATCCAACGCAATCGCGACCAAATTGCAGAAAACAGGATGCACATTGCCATCTTAGAAGAAAAAGTGCCTGTGTCTAAGCACATCAAGACTTTAACAGGAAAGGATTGACATGATTCCAATAGTTGCATCCCTATTAGGTACGCTGGCTCAAAATGGTCTGGGCCTTTTGTCATCTGCAATCCAAGCAAAAGGCAAAGAAGTTGTTGAGAACGCGCTTGGCGTGAAGATCAGCGACAATCCTACAGATGCCGAAGTGGCCAAACTTCGCCAGCTGCAGTATGACCATGAAGAGCGCTTGCTTGAACTTGGCATCGAAAAAGCAAGAATTGAACAAGAAGAATTGAAAGTCTTGTTGGCAGCCCAAGCCAATCAAGAAGACAACGTGTCAAAACGTTGGCAAGCTGACATGGCTTCCGATTCTTGGTTGTCTAAGAACATCCGCCCAGGTACCTTACTCTATATCCTCACGGCCTACCTGATCTTTGCTGGTTTGAGTGCTGCAGGCATACAGGTGCAAGAAGCCTACGTCAACCTGCTGGGTCAGTGGGGCATGTTAGTGATGACCGCTTATTTTGGCGGGCGCACTGTTGAGAAGGTCATGGAGATGCGTAAGGGAGGCAAAGAATGAGCCTGAGTCAAGAACAAGCGGCATTCTTGCTAGATGCTTGCAAGCTGATCCAATATGCTACAGAACAAGGTTTCATGGTGACTGGCGGCGAACTGCAGCGGACACCTGAACAACAAGCCATCTACGTTAAGACAGGCCGCAGCAAGACCATGAATTCAATTCATCTGAAGCGCTGCGCAATCGACCTGAACTTCTTCAAGGATGGCAACATCATCTGGGACAAGGCAATCCTTGCTCCTTTGGGCGCCTACTGGGAAAGCCTATACCCCAAGAATCGTTGGGGCGGAAACTTTAAGAGCCTGGTAGACTGCCCTCACTTTGAGAGGAATGTGTAATGCCACAAGCAATGACCTTTGCGTCGCTGCAAACCGACGTCCGCAGCTACCTGGAACGTGGAGCATCTGCTGTCACGGACCCATTGGTCTATGCTCAGATTCCAAGCTTGATCAACTTTGCAGAGCGCCGCATCAGCCGCGACCTCAAGATCCAAGGCTTCCAAGTGGCTGTAGTGACAAACCTACAAGCCGGAGTTGCGGTGCTTCCTAAGCCAGACCGCTGGCGCGACACCATCTCCATGAACATTGGAACAGGTACTGGTAGCAATACGCGCGTCCAGTTGTTTACTAGAGCCTATGAGTACATCAGAAGCTACTGGCCTAATGATACCTTAGTTGATGAGCCTGTGTTCTACGGCGACTACAACTACACCAATTGGATCATTGCACCAACACCTGATGCGGCTTATCCAATCGAGATCTTGTACTACGAGTTGCCGGTCTTGTTGGATGAAAACACTCAGACCAACTGGCTCACCCAGTATGCTCCCAACTTGCTGTTGTATGCGACCCTGTTGGAAGCAACTCCATTCTTGAAAAACGACGAACGAATCCCTGTCTGGCAAGCCATGTACCAATCAGCTGCGCAAGCGCTGCAAGGCGAAGACATGAGCAAGATCTTAGACCGTGGTGCCGTGAGAAACGAGGCCTAACATGACCACCTACACCAACATCTTTGGCGGCAGCAACATCTCTCCTGCAGAGATCAGCTACGCCACTGTAAGCCTTACAGCCAACACAACTTTTGACTGGGCGCTTGAGACTGCTCCTTCGACAAACTTGATCGCTGGTATCATGGACGTGACGGCAACAGCTGGCCCTTGGAGCCTGACTTTACCAAGCGCTTTGGAGGCATCGACAGGCCAAGCCATCCTGTTCAACAACGTTGGGGCCAATTCCTTCATCATTAGGAATGCTGCCGGGACTCAAATTGCGGCTCCTGCTGCAGGCCAAGTCTGGCAAATTTACCTGACCAACAACATAACAGCTGGCGGCACTTGGCTTGCATTCCAGTTTGGTGCAGCAGTGTCTACGGCAAACGCTGCGTCTCTAGCTGGTACCGGGCTGATTGCCATCGGCTCCCTCTTGTCCTTGGCCATGCCGGTCACTTTCTTTGGAAGCAATTACTCGGCAGGTATTGACGATCGGGCAAAAACATTTATCTGGAATGGAGGAGCCGGAACTCTTACCATGACGGCTGCTGGAACCCTTGGAAACAACTGGTTCATTCAGCTTCGCAATGAGGGTACTGGTGCCATCTTAGTGGATCCTCCAGGGTCTCAGACAATCAACGGTTCATCTACGCTAAGCTTCCAGCCTGGCGATTCTGCTATCATCTTTACGGACGGCAGCAATTTTTATACCCTTGGCTACGGACAATCTCCTGTCTTTGCGTTTGACTACACATCGATCAGCGTAGCAGGAACAGGCAACTACACCTTGTCTGGCAGCGAGTTAAACAGGATTGCCTACAACTTTACAGGCGTCCTAACCGGCAACCGTACGATCATTGTGCCCCAAACTGTCCAGCAATACTGGGTGGCTAACAACACAACTGGTCCTTACACCCTTACCGTAAAGACTTCGATTGCTTCAGGTTACGCCGTCAACCAAGGCTCACGGGCCATCTTGTATTCTGACGGAACCAACGTAGTTGCTGCCGATACCGGCGGCGTTGCAGTTCCTATCAGCATCTCTGATGGTGGTACTGGAGCCACAACTGCAGGAAACGCATTGATCAATTTAGGTGGAACAGCAACTGGTATTGCTTTGTTTACGGCTGCCTCGCAAGCTGCTGCTCAAGTGGCCATTGGTCTTGATCCCATCCAAGGTGGAACTTACTAATGACCACAACCCCAATCGTCCTTAAGTCGCTGCCTGGCATCAAGCGTGATGGCACCAGGTACGAGGGCGACTACTATGTTGATGGACAATGGGTCCGTTGGCAAAGGGGCCTTCCTCGTAAGGTTGGAGGCTACACTGTTGTCAACAGATACCTGACCGAAGTTAGTCGTGGGGTCAAGACTTTTACGCAAAATGGGCAGACATACTTTCATTCTGGAAGTGCCGGTTTTGTGCAGAGATTCACCCTTGACGCCAGCGGAAACTCAAGCCTGATTACAGACAGGACTCCAATTACGTACGTTGTCGATGACAATAATCTTTGGCAGTTTGACGTCATCTATGACAGCCAGTCTATTCCTGCTGCCAACATGATCGTCGGCCAAGTGGCTCCAAATGCAAACTGCCTTTGCAACACGGATGGCGGTCAGTTGTTCATTGGCTCCATGACCGGAACCGATGCCTTGACAGAGGTCACAACGTTTCCTGCTGGCGTAAGCGTCACCGGAGGCGTGGTTGCCTTGCATCCTTATCTGATGTACTTTGGCAACGACGGTGTCATCGGGTGGTCTGTTGCGGGAGCTCCTACTGACTTGACCGGTTTAGGTTCGGGAAGTGCTCGAGTAGCAGGTCAAAAGATCGTGCGTGGGGTTGCTCTTCGAGGTGGTCCAGGAAACGCCCCGTCGGGCATCTTTTGGAGTGCTGATGCTGTTATCCGTGGATCTTTTGTGGGAGGCCAAGAGGTCTTCCAGTTTGACACGATCAGCCCATACTCTAGTATCTTGTCTGCCGCCTCAGTGATTGAGTATGACGGCCAGTACTTCTGGTTGGGAACAGACCGCATGCTGATGTTCAACGGCGTGGTTCGCGAGATCCCTAATAACCTGAACATCAACTACTTCTATGACGGTCTAAACAGGGAAGCTGCCCAACGAGTTTGGGCTTTCAAGGTTCCTCGTTACGGCGAGATCTGGTGGTGCTATCCACGCGGAACAGCAACCGAATGCACCCATGCCATCATTTACAACGTCCGTGAGAACACTTGGTATGACACCGAGTTGCCTAATGGTGGACGGACCGCTGGGGAGTGGTCTCCTTTGTACGCTGCGCCACTTCTGTGCGGCCTACAAACATCTACTTTTGTGCCAAATAACAGGATCACAGAAGCCGGAGATCTTCGCGTCACTCAAGACAACGATCAGCGCATTGTGGTTCCTGAAGAGGGATTTAAGGTCTGGCAGCACGAGCACGACGTGAACGAGATTGACGGCCAGTTCATCACAGCTGTTCCTTCCTACTTCGAGACAGCTGACATGAGCATGTTGACTCCTCAAGGTGGATCTAAGAATAAATGGATCAGGGTTGAATCCATAGAGCCGGACTTTGTGCAGTCTGAAAACATGACCGTTCAGCTTACAGGTCGGGCAAATGCCAAGGCTCTTGAAGTTCCTGGTCCAGAGCGTGTTATTTTTGCGGTGCCAACTACACCCTATGAGCAGGTTGTGTCTTTTAAAGAAGCTCGCCGCGAACTGCGCTTTAAGTTTACTTCTAACACAATCAACGGCACTTATCAGATGGGCCAGGTCATTGCCCATATTGGTGAGGCAGATGGAGATGTACTTGGCGGATTAGCAGAGGGTTCCACGTGATCACGCAACCTGTTATAATAGGATTGCGCGACTGGGCGGATTGTGTCGTACTCGACCTTTCAAACTATGGCGCACTTTCAAGGCTGGACAATGAAGACAAATGGCAGGAG